GACTGCATATGGCATGAGGCGATGGACAATCTACCGTCAGCAGAACGGGCGTACATAACAGCGTTACTGCGCCGCGGAGAAAAGTTCAATGCAGAGCCCCGCATTAAGGTGTCCACGATCCACGGGTCAAAGGGCGGAGAGGCGGACAACGTCGTGCTGTTCACGGACCTGTCAACGGCATCAGAAGAAGCGTTTAGAAAAGACCCTGATGACACGCACCGCGTATTCTATGTGGGGGTTACCCGTGCCAAGGAAAACCTGTATCTTGTGGAGCCGCAGGACCTAGCAAAAAGTTATGATCTGATATGAAGTACGAAGCTTTCTTTTTATGTGATATCTGTGGGCACAAGTGGAATACTCACTATGATCGGCTGAAGTCAGTGGAGCAGGGGGATGTGTGCGAGAACTGTTTGCAGCGTCCTCCGTATCGTGAGAACTACAGGGGTTGTATCGCGGAACCTTACTTTTACAGAAAGCTAGACAATGAACCGCAAAGAGATACTTGAAAAGGCAGAGAGCCTAGTCAACGGACCACGGGCCCAAGATTACGGCGATGCACATGACAACCATGAGCGCATTGCCAAAATATGGTCTGTCCTGTTGGACAAGGACGTATCTGTGTCTCAGGTTTACCAGTGCATGGTTGCCGTCAAGCTGGCACGTCTTATAGTGACGCCAGAACATGAGGATAGCTGGATAGATATATGCGGCTATGGTGCTTTAGGAGGCGAGGACTAATGAACCTGACCATTCATCAAGACGTACCCGTTTCAGAGTGGGTGCCACCGGCAGAGCTACCTGACATATTTGACGCCAAGCAGATAGCCATCGACGTTGAGACAAAAGACCCCAACCTTAAATCCAATGGACCGGGATGGCCCACGGGTGACGGCGAGGTTGTGGGCTACGCTATAGCAGTGGACGGCTGGAAGGGTTACATCCCCATACGACACGAGAACGGCGGCAATCTGGATGAGCGCATTGTCAACAAATGGCTAAAGAAAGTCTTTGAGTGTCCCGCCGACAAGATCATGCACAACGCACAATATGATGCGGGGTGGATCAGGCGCATGGGCTTTACCATCAAGGGCCGCATAATCGACACCATGCTGATAGTGTCCCTGCTTGATGAGAACAGGTTCAGCTACAGCCTCAACAACATAGCTTACGATTACCTCAAGAAGGTCAAGTCGGAGAAGGAGCTAAGAGCCGCGGCGGTCAGCTTTGGTCTGGATGCCAAATCAGAAATGTGGAAGATGCCCGCTATGTATGTCGGGCCCTACGCACAAGGCGACGCGGAGCTTACTCTAGCTTTATGGAACTATCTGTCGGTAGAGATAGGCAAGGAAGACTTGTGGCCCATAGCTAATCTGGAACTGGCCTTGTTGCCGTGCCTGATAGACATGACATGGAAGGGCGTCCGCGTAGATCAGGACAAGGTGGAGCGCACCAGAAACAGTCTGCTCAAAAGAGAGAAGGCCGTCCTCAAGCAGATAAAAGATATGTCAGGCATGGACGTTGAGATATGGGCAGCGCAGTCTCTGGCTAAAGCGTTTGACCATCTCAGCATAGCCTACCCAAAGACAGAGAAGGGCGCACCGTCCTTCAGGAAACAATTTCTATCTGACCACACGCACGATTTTCCAAAGCTCATAGTCGAGGCTCGCAACCTGAACAAGACCAGCGGTACGTTCATCAACACCATTATGAAGCACTGCCGGTCGGATGGACGCATACACAGTCACATAAACCAGATTCGATCTGACGACGGCGGGACCGTGTCGGGCCGCATATCAATGTCCAACCCCAATCTGCAACAGATACCGGCCCGCGATCCAGAGCTAGGCCCCATGATACGCAGTCTGTTCCTACCAGAAGAGGGAGAGCAGTGGGCGTCAATAGACTTCTCGCAACAGGAGCCACGGATCTTGGTTCACTATGCACAAGTTTTAGGAAATTCTAGGGGGCGGGTGCCGCTAGAGGGCGCACAAGACTTTGTTGACGGCTACCGCAACGATCCCGACATGGACTTTCATACGATGGTAGCAGAAATGGCTGGCATCAAACGTAAACAGGCCAAGACGATCAACCTTGGTATGATGTATGGCATGGGCGTCAACAAGCTGGCAGATCAGTTAGATATAGAAGTGGATGAGGCGCGGAGCCTTATCAAGCAGTACCATGAGCGGGTGCCGTTTGTTAAAGGTCTACAGAACGGTGTAATGAAACACCTCAACAGTAAGAAGAGCAAAGGCGCGGTGAGCTCTATACTGGGCCGCAGATGCCGATTTGATCTGTGGGAGCCTGATACATTTGGTATGAGCAAGGCCCTGCCCTACAAAGATGCCGTCGATGAGTACGGGCCTACCACCAGATTGAAGCGGGCATACACCTACAAAGCGTTGAACCGGTTGATCCAAGCGTCAGCCGCGGACATGACCAAGCAGGCGATGGTGAATATTTATGAAACAGGGCGCATACCTCTTATTCAAATACACGATGAAGTAGCCATTTCTGTGAAATCTCGTGAAGAAGCAAAAGAGGTTGCAAAAATTATGGAAAATGCTGTACCTTTAGAAGTGCCAAGTAAGTGCGATGTTGAGATCGGCCCAAGCTGGGGCGAGGCGACGTAGTTTTTTCATGGTATTCCTCCCGAACTGGCCCCGCTCCGGCGGGGTCTTTTTTTACTTGTGTTTCTACAACATATCTCATATATTCGCTTACATAAACGCAATATGTGGGGTTATGATGGACACGACTAAATGGAAATCTGTTCTGGTTCCGATTGAGGTGTACTCCGAAATCAAGAAGATTGCCAAAGCAGAGGGCCGCACAATCAGCGGTCAGCTACGAATAATCTTCGATACTTACAAACGCTCACAAAAGGTTTAATTTAAAAATCTTCGGGGCTTTGCCTTAAAAAAATTTATCTATTGGATGGGAGTTTATGGGATGGTATGTCCAGAATGTGGCGGAGAGGGCGAGTTGGAGTATGAACGCGCTGTTGTCGATTGGATAAGAGGCGGCTACCTTGAAGGGTACATGAACGATTGCGAAAAATGTAACGGTACAGGAGAAATAGGTGATGGCATGGCCGAAGAATAGAGAACTTCAGTACGTTTCCGACAAACCTTTCGGATACGCCGGTAAGATGCAACAGCTATTGGACAACAATCAATGCCCACGGTGCAGATGCAGTCTGCCACCCGTCGAGGTTCACGGTCATGTCCAGTGCTCTTCTTGTAAGCTTTATATCAACGAGTGTTGCACGGGAGAACAGGGTGAAATGTGTTAAGTGTGGTGCGGACACCAAGGTCCTTGGCAGTCGTCCGCATGAAAAAACTCTGCGTCGGCGGCGTGAATGTAAACAATGCAAGCACCGGATATTTACTATTGAGGTTCTTGAAGAGCCTAAAGCAGTAAAACCGGCTCCCGCCCCGAAAACAAAGAAGACTGTGTTCAGGAAAAGGACACTCAAACCGCGGCTTACGGACCTCGACATGGATAATATGTCCGACGAGGAGCTAGAACAGGCTATCCACGATGGGAGGATCGGATAATTATTTTTAGCATAAGCGATAAAAAGCTTGTATCTGCGGGTTTAAAGGTATATATAAGAAACATCCCGTAGTTGGACCCCCAAGGTTGGTTTGCCCCCGCCTTGGGGGTTTTTTTACGCTTGACATCATATGTTATCTTATATATGTAGGGTAAATCTTATGTCATTAACCAAAAGGAGCATAAAATGGCAGCTACAAAAAAGACTAGCGATGCAATCAGCATCCCCGTCATCAAGCAGGGCCAAATCAAAATCCGCTTGATTGGACAAACCCCGATGTACTTCAACAGTATGTCGGCAAAAGCCAAACGGGACCTTCTCGTTGGCGCGGGCCGCAAGACAGCGGCTGAAAAGAAAGAAATCAAACATAATCCGGAACAGGAGTTTGCCGACTCCATGCACACCCAAGCCAAAGGTGACACGATGTTGTGTTTCCCAGCGGCTGGCGTAAAGGGTGCAATGGCTACGGCTGCGCTTGAAACGGCTGGTGTAAACAAAACCAATGTTAACCGGCTTATCTTCTTGCCACAGACAAATATAAATATCTGGGGCAAGCCGTATCTCAAGATCGACGTAGTCAGATCCGCGGATATGAACCGGACACCGGATATGCGTACTCGCGCCTATCTTCCTAACTGGTGTGCCGAAGTAGAAATCAGGTTCGCTACGCCTAATTTTAGCACTCACTCTATATCTTCTCTTGTGCAAAATGCCGGACGGTTTATTGGACTTGGCGATTTTCGTCAGGAAAAAGGCCGTGGGTCTTTCGGTACATTTACAATAATCGGAGATGATTTTTCTTTCGATGGAGTAAGTTATAAAGATATGTGGGATGAGCTCATGCAAGAGGGTCGCGCTGTTCAGGAGTTGGCGCGTGACAATCCAGAGTGCGCGGATCAAGAAACAGCAGAACTGATGCAGTTCTTACAAGAAGAGCGGTTGCGGAGGGC